AGATTGGGCAAGTCTTTATCTGAGAGCTTCCTCAATAACAAGATTATTGACCAGCAAGCCTATCGAGCATTTAGGTCTGAAATTGATGCTATTTCTAAGACTGTTAAAGATGCCGAACAAGCTAAAGGCGCATTACTAAGAGCTGCCTACAAGTGGGGTGGTTATGGCGCTGCTGGTACTGGATTGGCGTATGGCGTAGGAAAGATTGTTGACTAATGGCTAAGAAACAAAAGGGCTTAAACCCAGAACTAGAAACCGCCATTGAAAAGCTATTGACAGATGTTATGGCTGATCCAATGGCTAGCCTGACTGACAAGTGCAAGGTGCTAGATCGTGCTATTAATATAGAAAAGCTGAAGCAAAAGATTTCTGACGATGAATGGGGTAGTGGGTTTATTGCAACAGATGATGAGGAAGGTTAAACTATGAACTTGTTTAATCACTCAGGGGATACACATGGAAGCAGTAGCACTTATTCGTTTAGCATTAAAGGTCATCTCAGACCGTTTGATGGTGATTCTGGCGCTAGCACTATCGTTCAGTCTAGCTTGCTGGACAATGTACGAACCAACTCTGGAAAGACTGGGAACTATGGCGTTTTTCTGCCTTTTCAGCTATCTTCTACTCAACACACGAAAGAGAGAAACAAATGAAAAACATGATGAAGGAATATCTCAGTAAAGAACTTTCCGAAGAAAAGAACGAACCCCGTAGCTCAGTCGGTAAGCCAATGCGCTCTACCACGATTACCGATGCAATGATGCGTGGTAAGCCAAGTCGCACAAATCCAATGGGTTATATGTCGATGCAATGCTTTTCTGGCAGCTCAGATCAGCGTAAGTCACCAACATCTAAGCCTGGCAACGCTGGTGGAAAGGACATTATCTAATGGGAATAATGGCTTTTACCCCAATGGGGAACACCGTAACTCTGACCGCAGCAGTTAGCCCGCCAACTCCAGTACGAGCCTTATCGACAACAATTGGTGGCACTCAGTACCGCATTAACAATAGTGGCAATGTTGCTGTTTATATTGGATTTGGTGATACTGCTGCTGCTGCAACAGCAACGGCAAATACAACGATTGTTGGATCAACTATTGTAATGAACGCTAATAGCGTTGAAGTCTTTACTTTTAATGTTAACCAATACTTTACGGCTGCAACAGCTAGCGGCACATCGGTAGTTCAGATTACTCCTGGAGATGGCATTTAATGTTACGCTCTGCTGGCTCAATCACCTTTAATATTACTGGTGGTGGTAGCTTACGCTATGGTTCATTTTATAGCTCTGTTGACCAAACGGTAGCTGCCAACACTCCAATTGCCATGGCAGTCGAAACTACGGCTGATGCTGATGGTATAACTATGGAGTTAAATGCTTCTAGCAAACGAACTGAAATAACCTTTGCAAATGCTGGTACATACAATATTCAGTTTTCAGCTCAGTATCACTATACTGGCGGTGGTGGGCAAGGACAAACGGTTGATATTTGGTTTGCCTTGAATGGCAATGCAATTGCTAATTCTGCTACCAAACTAGTCGTGCCATCCAATGCGCCTTATGTGGTCGCTGCCTGGAACTTTATTACAAGCTTAGCTGCTGGTGATTACATGGAAATTTATTGGGTAACGGATAACGCTAACATTCGTTTAGAACACATTGATGCAACAGCTACCGTACCAGCAGTACCATCTGTAATTATTACAGCTCAACAAATACAATAATAGGAAAATGATAGTGATTTATGTCAGACGAACTGGGGTTATCTGCTGGCGCTAAAGGCATCAGCGAGGGGATAAAGACAGGGCGAGAAGCTGGTCGTGAGATCGGTAAGAACATTGAAGAAGTACAGAAGGAAGCAGTCGATGTAGCAAGGCAAAGAGCGCAAGCAAAGATTCGTGAGCGCAGAGAAGCAGAGTTAAAGAAGGAACGGGCGATATATAAAGCCCTTGAGGAGTACAAACACCGTAAGCAAATATCGGATGAGGAGTACAAATTAAGGGTAGATTTTATAAAGAAGTACGGTACTAAAGAATGGGATAAATTAATCCAGATTAAGGTTGAGATTGAGAAGTTAGAAAAGGCAGACAAAGATTACTTTGATGCCGAGCTGTCAAAAGTAAGGTGGGTGCAGTTCTGGTGTTTTTTGGTTGCGGGATATATAGCTTATTTCATTGTATGGGGTGGTAAAAAATGATTCCATTAATGGCGTTATTTGATGTTGGGATGAAAGTCCTAGACAAGTTTATTCCAGATCCAGAAGCCAAAGCTAAGGCTCAGGCTGAACTATTAAAAATGCAACAAGAAGGTCGGTTAGCTGAGTTAAATGCTGACATGAACGAACAGAACAATATATCTGATCGTTGGAAGGCTGACCTTGCTAGTGATTCCTGGCTGTCTAAAAATATAAGACCAATGTCATTAGTAGCTATTTTTGCTGGTTATTTCTTGTTTGCCATGATGTCTGCATTTGGCTATGATGCTAAAGAATCGTATGTAAATTTACTAGGTCAATGGGGAATGTTGATAATGAGTGCGTACTTTGGTGGTCGCACCCTAGAAAAGATTATGGACATGAAAGCAAAGAAAAATGATAACCCCGCTTAGTCTGCACTTTACTCTTGAGGAGTTAACGCATACCGATCATCGGCAGTTTGACAACACCCCAAACACGGATGAGCTAGCCAATCTTGCCAGGCTTGCTAAGTTCTTAGAGCAAGTCAAGGATGCCCTTGGTGGCAAGCCAGTAATGATTAATTCCGCTTTCCGTTGCAAGCAAGTCAACGATGCAGTCGGATCTAAGGATACTAGCCAGCACCGCATTGGCTGTGCAGCCGATATTCGTGTGCCTGGCATGACACCAGATGAAGTGGTCAAAGCTGTGATGGCTGCTGGCTTAGGATACGATCAAATCATTCGGGAGTTTGACCGCTGGACACATATCTCGATTCCTAACAACCCAGAGGACAAGCCTAGACAGCAAGCCCTCATCATTGACAAACAAGGAACACGCCCATATGCCGCTTAAAAAAGGTAGTAGTGACATGACAGTTTCATCCAATATCAGCAAAATGGTGAAGGAAGGTCGCCCTCAAAAGCAAGCCATTGCCATTGCATTAAGAACTGCTGGAAAACCAAAACCCCGTCAAATGAGAAAAGGAACTAGATAATGGAAAACAAAAAAGTAATGCAACCAATTGAGGATCGCAACAAGTCTGCCCGTCAAATGGAGATGGAAGGTGGTGAGCGTGAAGCTGCTGCTGGTCGTATGTACTCCGATGCAGCTATGAAGCGTGATGCTATGAAGAAGGCTTCTGGTCGTAAGATGAAGCGTTAATGGCTAAGAAGAATCCTAGTCTGTCTGTTGGGCGTGGAGAGAAGCTATCTGTAAAGGCTGGCGCTGGTTTGACTGCTAAAGGTCGAGCCAAGCTAAATCGAGCTACAGGCAGCAATCTCCAAGCACCAGCACCTAACCCCCGTACCAAGTCTGAAAAAGGGCGTAAGGCATCATTTTGCGCCCGTATGTCTGGAGTTGTGCGTAAGGCTAAAGGACCAGCTACTAGGGCTAAAGCATCGTTAAGGAGATGGAAATGCCGATAAAGAAGGGTTTGTACTACAACATCAATAAGCGCAGAGAGAAGGGCTTACCACCTAAAGAGCCTGGACAGAAAGGCTATCCAACCAAGGAAGCCTTTATCCGTTCTGCTAAGACTGCAAAGCGCAAGACTAAGCGCTGATATAGCTGATTACGCCTTGACCTAGATTATCAACATCCTGGTCTTGGCATAGCAGCAAATCCATGTACCACAATGTAATGGCTGACTGTCCAGCTTTCATGCGATTAACATACGCATTAAGACTATTGACTACATCCCAGTCCTTTGTAAACCCAATTAGGCAGCCAAAGTTGTCAAACATCCAGATGTTGTTGTAGCCCAGATTGGATAAGCGCTGGTTCATGGCAAAGTATTTCTCGTATTGCCATGGCTCTTTAAAATCTTCCTCAATGTATATAGGTGGCTTCTGCGTAAACGAATAGCTATCGAGTACATCCCAATCATAGCCATCCACATCCACCTTGAGTAAGCCAATGTCCTTAACATCAAACTGCTCAAGAACTTTATCCAACAGCTTGTACTGCGTACCGATCTTAGCCTTGTCCACTTGAACCTTGTTGCTAATCTGCAACACATTCTTATGTAAGTGAAGTAGGTGCTTATCCTCTGGCTCAATGCAAACGAACTCTAGTGCTGGATTTTTCACGCCCATGGCTACCGCTAATGCGCCACAGTTAGCACCAACATCCACAACCGCACCCTCCAAGTAACTAGCTAAGTGTGGCAAGAATCGATCGTACAAGCGATACTTCTCCTGGTACACAGCTACTAAGTTCTCATCATTGAACTCTAATTGCTTGCCTTCTACAGTATGTATTTTCATGGTTATTCCGATGGTGTGAGTTGACCTTCAAAGGTATAAGTGCCGATGTGAGCTAGCTGACACCATGGCGCTGCATATACCTGACCGCCTGATTCTCTCCAGATACGGCAGAAGTGGTAATCCTCGGAGAGCAATCGGTTTGTGCCTGGCTCAATGGAAGTAGTAAAGAACTCTCTGATTGGCTCAGACTGCGCCATCTTACCGCCCAGATCCACCACATCATTGGAGTAGCTTGGCACTAGATCGCCTAGCTTGTCAAAGACCTCACGCTTAATCAGCATGAATCCTGTACCGCCATTGAATATCTCGACTGGCTCATTGACTGGTACAGTTACCTCTCCAGCGTAGTTCACTAGGTTTACGACAAAGCTACCCGTATGGCTTTTGAGCTGATCGAATGGCACACCACGATCCATGGCTGCTTTGACTGAATACCAATTGATCTCCTTTTTAGGATAGATACCACAAAGAATATCCTTTTCAGCTCGAATCATGTGGATGACATCATCTGCTCTAAACTTAATATCCGCATCAATGAACATAAGATGAGTGCAGTCGGTCTTGAGGAAGGTATGTGTTAATGAGTTTCTAGCCCTAGTAATTAGGCTTTCATTAAACATAAAGCTAAACTCCGCATCCACGCCATTAGCCTGGCAAGTAGTCAGCAGTTGAATGATTGACTGGGTATAAAAGCCAGCGCACATCCCGCCATACATGGGCGTAGCTATAAAAATCTTAGGCTTCTTGGTGTTCTCTTGCATTTTTAAATTCCTCAATTGGTGTTAGTTGATCTTGCGTTGCAACATAATTGTCGTGATAGCCTAGGTTTTTAATCTGGGCTACTTTAAAAAATTCATCCCGTGTAATAGCGCCTAGGATCTCCACTAAGAAGTCTTGGTGATAGCGCACTAGGATGGCTACATCGGCTTTGAAATGAGCATGGGATTGGAACAGTAGGTACTTAGCCCTAGTTGTCTTGACATCGACCTTCAAGCCCTTATATTCAAAATCCCATCCTGGATCACCCCCCAAATAATTTTCAAGATTTACGGGAATGTCTAGGTATTTGCTGACTGCCCACTCGCCCGTCAATCCTTCCCTGGCTGTGCCGTAGTTATCCCGCTTCTTATCAACCCGCTTGTAGTTGACCAAGCCCTGATCCCGCTTGTACTTGCAACGATCTGCTGCTGCCCAGGCAATCTCATAGGTATCTAGGCTAGAAAGAAAGTAGATCATGTTCTGGCAATAATCCAGTTAATCAGTAAGCAAATCAAAACAACAATGAATAGAATCAATAGCTTACAAACAACATCCATAAAGCTATCTTCAGGCTCATTAAAGTCCATTACTTGACAGCCATAAGAATGAAAATAGATAGAGCTAAAGACAAAAGGTAAGCAATCCATTTCATCTCGTATCTGCGCTCTTTTGCCCACAAACCCAACATGGCGCTTTGGATCAGTTCGGAATCCTCATCCATGTAGTTTGGCTTCGGTGGTACATACTTGCTACCAAT